TCTGAACAGATATTTGAGTATGGGATGGTCTGTGGGATGGAAAAGAGCGAGGGGGATGGAAATGATTGAAAACCCAATGGTCATGCATAACGGATACGGAATACGTGATCCACAAGAGTATGAGCCGATACCCGTTGAAGATGAGTGCGGAACAGAAGTGTTTGTTGGAGACCGAATCTTAGTGAGTCCAGAAGGAGATGTTATTTTAAAAGAAAACGCGGCGGAGTACTTACGTTCTAAACTTGGATTCAAAGAAATAACGGCAGGTGAGTGAGATGAACATACATGACAAGTTCGAAATGGAAAAACGAATTTTTGATCGGCTTATTGAGTTTCACCGAAAAAATGCAGGACCTCATTCACATGTTGCCATTTTAGCGTATGAACACGGTCGACAAGTATGTGAGGAACTATATCAAATGAGCCAGCAAAAAGAAAAGACAGAAGAAGTTCCATTCTAAATAATGAGGAGAGGTTAACAATGAACGGATTATCAAATATAGATTACTCGGATTACATGCCGAAACCAGAAGTGAAAAACGCAGCTACAGAAGCTATGGTGGGCCGCCAGGCACAAGAGGTACAAATGGCTATGTATGTGGCTAAAAACTTCCCTAGAGACACGTATATTTCGTTTGAAAAGATTATGAAGGAATGTGAACGGAAATTAGTAGCTGAAAATGCAGTGTATCAGTACCCGAAGGGTGGTCAAAAGGTGCAAGGTCCATCGATTAGACTAGCTGAGGTAATCGCAAGAAACTGGGGGAACCTGGATTATGGAATTATTGAGTTAGATCAAAAAGAGGGTGAGTCTTCCATGATGGCTTATGCGTGGGATCTGGAAACGAATACGCGCCAAACAAAGATATTCACTGTTAAGCATGAGCGGAAAGCAAAAGGGAAGACAAATAAATTGACTGATAGCCGGGATGTGTATGAATTAACGGCAAATATGGGAGCGCGAAGAATGCGAGCTTGCATTTTAGGTATTATTCCTGGCGATATTGTTGATGCAGCTGTACAGAAATGTAATGACACGTTAGTGAATGGGCAGAAAGAGTCTTTAGAAGATCGTTTGCGTAATGCATTAGATGCATTTAAAAAAGAGTTTGGTGTAACAAAAGAAATGATTGAGGATTCATTAAAAACAAAGATAGATACTTTTACAGAGCATGATTATGTTAAATTAGTCCGTACATTTACAGCGATTCGTGATGGTGTAAGTAAGAAAGAGGACTTCTTCGATACAAAGAAGACAAGCCCTAATAAATCGAAATTAGAAGAACAATTCCAACAAGAGGGTGTAAAAGATGAGCAACCTTCTACAACTAAATGATGAAAATTACTACTCGCAAGAGGCGGATATGCAATACATGTCGGTCAGTCAATATAAAGGCTTCTTGAAGTGTGAGGCGGCAGCATTAGCAAAACTAAAAGGAGAATGGCAAGGGGAGCATAATGACAGCCTGTTATTAGGTTCCTATGTTCACGCTTGGTTAGAAGGAGCGCTCGATCAATTTAAAGAGGAGACTCCTTCTCTCTTCACAAGAAGTGGGGAATTGTACTCGCAATATAAAAACGCTGATTTAATGATTGAAACTTTGAAAGAGGATGGATTGTGCATGTTTGCACTACAAGGAGAAAAAGAGGTCATTATCACAGCTGAATTATTCGGCACACCATGGAAATCAAAGCTTGATGTATATAATCCTCTTCATGGTAGGTTCGTTGATTTGAAGACGGTTAAGAGTATTTACGACAAGGTTTGGACAGATGAATACGGATATTGCTCATTCGTTGAAGCGTATGGGTATACCATTCAAATGGCAGTATATGCCGAGCTAGAAAAACGGTATTCAGGAAGAGATATCTGGTTGGAACCGTTAATAGTAGCAGTATCAAAGGAGAAGCATCCAGACAAAGCCGTCATTCATTTTGATGAAGAAATCATTCAATTGGAATTAGATGAAGTGGAAGGGAACTTACCACGTGTATTAGCGGTTAAAAATGGAGCAGAAAAGCCAAATAGATGTGAAAAGTGTCCGTATTGCAGAAAAACGAAACGATTAACCAAGGTAATTCATTATTCTGAAATACTAAGTTAGGAGATGGAACCATGTTAAACAAACAAGAAATCACCATTGTTCTCCCTACGTGGGTCTGGGAGGATACGAGTAATAAGGAAGATGTGATGCAAAATGTTTTGCGGTATATCCAACGATACAAAGGGTACAAAGTATTACGAGTAAAAGACGGTATGGCGATTTGCGCAAGAAAGTAAGGCAGGTGAAAACTTGTGACAGGATGGATTAAATTACACAGGAAAATCATGCATAATCCTATTTTTCATGATTTCCAACTGTATAGATTATGGTCGATTTGTTTAATGAGTGCCAACCATGCAAAAGGACAGGTGGTCATTGATGGAAATGTTATGGAAATAGAAGAAGGTCAGTTTGTTGTAGGTAGGTTTTCGCTCTACGATTTGTACAATAGAGGGCTATCTCCAAAGGATAAAGTGCGCGGAGAAAAAACTCCATATCGTTGGTTAGAAAAATTAGAAAAACTCGGATATTTGACCCTTGAAAAGACCAGCAAATATACTGTCGTAACCGTTGTGAACTGGGGGTTTTATCAAGGTAGTGACCAGGAGAATGACCATCAGGTTGACCAACAAATGACCATCAAAAGACCAACAGATGACCATCAAATGACCACAAACAAGAATGTAAAGAATGTAAAGAATGTAAAGAAAAATACTTCTCGTCTGAAATATGAAATTACAGACATGGAGAATGCAAAACTATTATTCAAACTCATGTTAGAGAATAACGAAAATTGTATAGAACCAAATTGGGAATCTTGGGCTAATGAAATGAGATTAATGAGAGAAAGAGATAAGCGAACAGATGAACACATCCAATATGTTATTAAATGGTCTCAACGAGACTCATTCTGGAAAACAAATATCTTATCTCCTTCTAAGTTAAGAAAACAATTCGATCAGTTGATAGTCAAAATAAAAGAAGAAAAAGAAAAGGAGAAAAAGAAGGAAGCCAAACAGAAAGGATTTGATTTAAGTGATTAAAAAAGAAACGTTTGAACTTTTAAAAATGATTCAGGCCGTTTTTACAAACTTTGATATTACACAAGAAAAGATAGATACATGGACTGTCATTTTAAAAGAATATGAATTTGAGGAGATAAAAGCAAATTATATTGCCTATATCAAGACAGCTAAGTTCGCTCCTAAGCCTTCTGACATTATCAAGATTAAGAATCAAGAACATAAAGTAGCACCTAATATACAAGAAACGAGAGCGTACTGGAGTAAATATAGCCAAGATCAGTTGGCAACCAAAGAAGAGCGAGAAGTGTATTTAAAAGAAATGCGAAGCATATTGGGGATTGAACGATGATGGAGAAGCAACATTACAACCAAGAAGCGGAAGAAGCTATTTTAGGAGCGATATTTCAAGATAATAGCCTCCTGCAAGGAACCATAATCAATGAATCACACCTGTTCTTCGAACAACATAAGATCCTATTTACAATCATGAAGGAGCTACACGAGAAAGAGTTGCCGATTGAGATGATACAGGTTGCGGAGGATTTAAAAAGGAAAGATCAGTTCGATGCGGTAGGAGGATTTCGTTTTGTTGCCCATATATCAGAGTGTGTAGTAACTACAGCTAACTTTAAGCATCATGAAAAGATTGTATTAGACCATTGGAAAGTGCGTGAATCGATTCGGAAATCCGGTGAACTACAAAATGTTTTGGCGAATCAAAAGGATTTTGAGAAAGCGCAAACCATCTTACAAGATATTGAGCAGATCCAAACACACAGCAGAAAGGAAAAGTTCAGTTTACGAGATGCAATGGTAGATGTGTATGAGGGAATGCAACAAGAGAATGGCGAGCTAACAGGTGTTGATACGGGATATGGAGCGCTTAATGTGATGACGAGTGGCCTACAACGACAGAATTTGATGATTATAGCGGCACGTCCGAGTTTAGGGAAAACAGCCTTTGCGTTAAACGTAGCAAAAAATGCGGCTAAGGATTCGGTTGATAAAAGTACGGGAGAAATCAAAAAGGGTGCAATTGTCAGTATCCACTCGCTAGAAACGCCAACCAATGATTTGTTGAAACGTATGATTTGTGCGGAAGGGAATATTGATGCCTCGAAGATGCGGAACCCAATGCAGTTCTTTAACGGGGAAGATTGGTCGAAATCAGCAATGGCGATGGGGACGATTAACGGATTAGATATACACATCGATGATGAAGCGACACAGAGCGTGGGCGATATATACAGGACAGCGAATGAATTACGGAAAGAGAATCCACATCGTGATTTAGTTGTCATTATCGATTATCTCCAGTTAATTAAAGGGAGCGGGAAACACGGAAATAATCGCCAACAAGAAGTGGCGGAAATATCGAGGTCACTCAAATTGATGGCTCGTAAATTAGATTGCACTGTAATCGCCCTATCGCAGCTTTCTAGAGCCGTTGAGAGCAGACAGGATAAAAGACCTATGATGTCCGATTTACGCGAGACAGGGGCAATTGAGCAGGATGCGGACCTCATAGCATTTCTATACCGAGATGATTATTACAATAAAGATTCTGAAGCGAAAAATATAATCGAAGTGATTATCGGGAAACAACGGAATGGACCAATTGGAACAGTGGAGCTTGCTTTTATAAAAGAGTTTAATAAATTCGTTGATTTAGAGAGACCGGCAACATGAAATTGAAAGAGTATTTAGTTTGTGCCTACAAAGACGATATCAAGAGTGCTTACCTTCTTGTGGAGTTCTTGGTGTATGAAAAAGGTGTGTTACACCTGGATGATGATATCAGCAAGCTTGAATTTTATTTTCAGGAAAAATTCAGGAACAAAATGAATGCGTATATCAGGGAGTATGAGAAAGCCAGGGCATGAAAGTCAATTCGAGTGGGGTGAGGCTGCTCAGCTTGCTTTGTGTGAGTTAATTGCATTACAAGTGACGTATGAACGACAGTATGAAGAAAATAGAGGAGGAATAGAACATGGAAATGTTACACAACGAAAAATACGGGGTGGCTTTACAGTTAACAAAGAAATTTGTAGGGAAATCGGCGATGAGAATGACTTTAATGTTTGTTCAACATAGTGCGGACGGAACAATGGTGGCAACGGATAGTCATCGTCTTTGCCGGATCAAAAATATGCATGGATTTGATAAAGATTATTTAGTCAATCCTCTCACGTTTGAAGCTGCGACAGGTAATTATCCTAAGGTAGATGAAGTGATACCTTCTTTTGAAAAAGCAACGATTTCTTTAAATGAAGAACAAATCAAATTATGGTTACAAATTCATAAGTCGCTAAATCAGATCGCTAAAGCGACTAAAGCTGGTAAGACAGTAACACTCCGTATGAGCGATGATGGATTCGAAATCGAGCTAGACGGTACAGAGGTGAAGATGAAAGCGCCTTGTGAATTATATGAGTTTCAAAATGTACCTCATGTTATTTACTCGATTGAGTATGTACGTGATGCGTTAGAAATGCATGAAAAACTAGGAACAAAAGCGCTGTTTATTCAAATTAACAGTGTCACGCAGCCAATTTTACTGACTGACAACATGAGGCTAGAAACAATGGTGTTACCGGTTAGAAGGTACTAATGAAAACTGATTCTCGATATATAAAGGAGGATGAATGATATGAAATCACCGTATGATTATTATATAACGCCGGATGAATATGAGAGGGCGGAGAGGAATGGGATTTGCTGTAGAGTGTTGAATGAAAGGATTAGGAATTTTGGATGGGATAAGGATACTGCGATGATAAAACCAGTGAGAAGGAGCAATGCAACAAGTTGGTGTAAAGTGAAAGAAATAGCTTTAAAAAACGGTATTAATTATCAAACGTATTACGCAAGAATGAAAAAAGGATGGAAATTAATAGATGCGATAAGTAAACCGCCTATCAACAAATATCAAGCATTGGAGTTAGCGGAGAAAGCCAACTATTGGAGTGGAAATAAAGTATTAAGTGATGAGCAAGCAGAAATAGCTTCGTTGAATGGAGTTAGCTATAGAGTAGCATGTGAGAGGATAAGACGTTTGAAGTGGTCTGTAGAAGAAGCGATAACAACGCCAGTGTTAACACGATCAGAATGTGCGAAGAGAGGGAAAGAGGCGTCTTATTGGAATCGATTATGATTGTTTGACTGAATATTCCGTTAATAAATGTATTTTGGCTATGGATTTTATCAAATTTAGATTTTGTAGAAAAGGAGAATAAACAATGGCATATCCTCGTGAAGAACAAGAAACAACTCTAGTTTTTGATAACAGTACAAAGGAGTGGATGGTTTACTCTACCGTTCCGAAACACATTCGAAAACTTAGTAATCTATGTGAGTTACAGACCTTAGAAGAAGAGGACAGGCAGCCAATAGCAGTTAAAGGTGTTCTGAAAGAAAAACAAGTGGGCATGAAACAAGTGCGTGTGATGTCTGAGGAACAAAGGCAAAAGGCTGCTGAACGTTTGGCAAAGATTAGAGGTTAGGTTCATCGTGAACCTGAGCTTAAAATTAAAGCAAGTCGTTATTTGAGAGAAGGAAAGAAAGAACATACCAATAATTGCTGAAAAACGTCCTAACTACAGGGGAAAACTTTAACTCTAATCTTGTTTGAATACCAAAGGTCATGGAGAGGTTGGAAAGTCTTTTTCTCTCCTAAAATAGGGCATAAAAAGAGGAACTCCTGTAGGAAGAGTCCCTAAGTAAAGCAGGAAGGAAATCTGAAATGTATTTCAAGCTTCAAGATATTCACCAGTTAGGCTGCAAATAGCAGAGAAACAGAATAAGAGGCTGCTTATAGGTTTCTGCTGCTAAGAGCCTATATACAGTATGCGTTGTAATTAAAATATTATACAAGGAGAGAAGAAAATGAGTGGAAGAAAATCCAAGCAAAAAGGAAATAGACGAGAACGAGAATTTGCCAAGCTAATAGGAGGTACTCGTGTACCACTTTCAGGGGCGGTTGATGGGTATGCGAATGACGTGAAGGGTTTGTGGGTCTCGAATGGGAAGTGAAGGCGAGGAAAAGTGGATTTAAGACGTTGTATGGCTGGTTAGAGGATGAACGGGAACAGCCGGATGCGGTTGCGTTAAAAATAGATAATAAGCCTTGGGTTGTATGTATGACATTGGATAAGTTTTTGAAGACGGTGAAGGAGTGAGGGAATGTGGCAAAATGTTCAGAGGTGTTTAAAAATGAAGAATTTGATTTTAGCAATGAACCGATTGTAAATCAGAAAAAAACAACACAGAAAGTGTTAAAAGCTCTAGCTGAATATAGGAAAGCCGAAAAAGAATTATCAGCAAAGGATAAGCAACGGATTGAAGAAGCAATTCAACATGATGATTATGAGCATTTGAAAGACACTGAGGAATATAAGCAATTTAAAAATATTTGGAAGTTAGAACATGCACTGAAGTACGCTCTAAATGATCGCCAAAGAGAAATTATAGCAAAGGGATATTTAACAAAAGAGAAGCATAACTGGGTGAGGATGACAATGATATTAAATGTGTCTAGTTCGAAGTATTACAATGAAAGACGAGAGACATTTAGCAAATTAGCTCATGCATTAAAAATTGAAGTATATGATTGATTTCGTGGAAAAAATACGGAAAAAACGTGGAAAAAATATAAAATATATTGTTGTATGATGAAAGTGTCAATGAGACACATCGCGGAAACGGTGTTGTATGTTGACTCTTGATTTCTCTAAACACTCGGGTAGGGCAATTGATTATAGTTTACTCACGATAAACGTAAGTAAGGGTCCGACCAACGAGGGAGAGGGTTTCGCCTCTCTTTGAGCCGAGGAACCCCACGTTACTCCCCAGGTTAATGGATATCCAATTTCGATGTCCTCGGTTCAAAGAGGTGTGAACCTTTCATATACGGGCGGCGCAATAGCGCTGCTTTTTATTCAAATACTATATTGCTATACAGTTTATTGAAAAGGGGGACGGTGATATGTAATGAGATTAACTCCTAAGCAACAAGCGTTTTGTGATTACTATATTGAAACAGGGAATGCGTCCGAATCAGCAAGGAAAGCTGGTTATAGTTCAAAAACTGCTTTTAGAATTGGGCAAGAGAACCTGCAAAAACCTGCAATCAAACAGTATATAGAAGAGCGTATGGCTGAAAAGGATGAGGAACGGGTAGCGTCACAGGATGAAATCCTTCACTTCCTTACCAATGTTATGCGAGGAGAAACAACGGAACAAATACCTGTTGGTCAAGGTGAGGGGTACTTTGAACTCCAAGATAAGGACACGTATGTAAAAGACCGTGTGAAGGCTGCGGAACTTCTCGGAAAACGTCATATGATGTGGACGGAGAAGAAAGAAATTGCCGTGACAGTACCAACATTTGTCGATGATGTGCCGGTGAATGAAGATGAATAAAGCACCAGTAAACGTACAACCCACAATTAACTTCCGTGAAGTCATCGGCAAAGGCTATAACCGCTTTTGGCATTCGAAGAACTTCTATCGGGTCTGTAAGGGCTCACGTGGCTCCAAGAAGTCGAAAACCACCGTAATTAACCTCACAAAAAGGCTCATGCAATATCCTTGGGCCAACATCTTGGTAGTCCGTAGATTCTCCAATACGTTAAAACAATCCTGTTATACAGATTTCAAATGGGCGATTAACCGGCTGAAGGTAAAACATCTATTCAAGTTTAACGAATCCATGCCAGAAATCACATATATACCAACTGGACAAAAGATTTTACTACGCGGATTGGATGATCCTCTCAAAATCACATCGATTACGGTTGATGTCGGGATATTGTGCTGGGCATGGTTTGAGGAAGCGTACGAAATTGAAGATCAACATAAGTTTGAAACAGTTGTGGAGTCGATTCGTGGTAAATATGATTCGCCAGACTTCTTTAAACAGATTACGGTGACATTCAACCCGTGGAGCGAAAACCATTGGCTCAAGTCTTACTTCTTTGATGAAGATACGCAAGCATATGATACGTTCGCTATTACAACAACCTATAAGTGTAACGAGTGGCTAGACGAACAGGATAGAGCGCGTTATGAGAGTTTGTATACCAAGAACCCAAGGCGGGCGAAAATCGTTTGTGATGGTGAGTGGGGCGTAGCGGATGGACTTGTGTATGAGAAGTTCAAACAGAAAGATTTCGATATAGAGGAAATCAGAGGACGCGCCAATATTAAAAGTGCATTTGGTTTGGACTACGGGTATACGAATGACCCAACTGCTTTATGCTGTTCTCTTGTCGATCTGGAAAATCAGATCATATACATCTTCGATGAACATTATGAGAATGGCATGAGTAACAAAAGAATCGCTAGTGTTTTAGAAAAGAAAGGATACACCAAAGAACGCATCATTGCTGACTGTGCAAATCCGAAAGATAACGATGAGCTAAGGTCGTTAGGAATAAAAGGCATAAGAGGTTCTAGAAAAGGTAAGGATTCTATCATGAATGGTGTGCAATTTATACAGGATTTTCAGATCTTTATCCATCCTAAATGTGAAAACTTCTATAAGGAGATTAACAACTACATTTTCGATACGGATAAAAAGACTGGTAAGAGATTAAATAAGCCAGTAGGAAACTTTAACCACTTGATGGATGCATTGCGATACTCACTTGAACCGTACATCAAAAAAGGCGGCAAGTTGAAGTCGTTTAATAAATCTTTACTTGGATTATAGGAGGTGTAAGGATGAAATCGTATGAATTTTTAATTACGTATAAAGACGACAGTAGTAACTGGGTTAACTTTAAGGGGGAACAGAGCAAGGAGGAATTGCAAACGATGATTGTCAAGGCTCTAAATGACGATGTGGAGTTCTTATCATTTCCACACTTAGGGGTTGTTTTACGCAAATCTGAAGTTCGCTCTGTAATAATCGGAGATGTGAAATAATGCTAACATTTGAACAAGCAAGAATACAATACACCCGTTTTAAAACGGAAGACAAATCGTTCAAGCGATTGCAAAAGCTTCATGACTATTATGTCGGTGAACATGAAATCATGAAGAAGAAAGAGCGTAAGGGTAATAAAACATACCGCATTGTGCATAACTTCGCTAAGTACATTACCACAATTTCCACGGGTTACTTCCTCGGTTCCCCTGTTTCGTATGTATATTCCAAATCACAATTTGAAAAAGCTTTAAACATTCTGGAAGACAACGATGAAGAAACAGTGAACTATGATAATGCGGTGAATTGTTCAATCTATGGAGTAGCCTATGAACTCCAATACTTCGATGAACGAGGAGAATATAACTTTATTGATTTAGATCCACGCAATGTAATCGTAATGGATGATGGGATGGTAAAACCACACCTCACGGATGCGATTGTCTTCTCTGAGACGCTCCTGAAAGATAACGAGTATAAGGTCCGCATGGATGTATATGACGATAAAGAGCGTGCAACGTACGAGTTCATTCATAAGGTAGCCGAAAAGGCGGGTGCGGATATTCCGTATGAATTGGTGGAACAAGTACCGCATGGGTTTGAGAGAGTACCAATTATCAAGTACAAAAACAATAAGTTTGAGCTTGGGGAATGGGAAGATTGTGTTGCACTTATGGATGCTTATAACAACGCTGTATCAGGCAATGTAGAGGACTTATCTGACTTTACGGATGCGTTTTTGAAGCTTCGTAACATGACTGATACAGAAAGAGAAGATATCCAGCAAGTTAAAGATGATAAAGTATTTCTTCTTGATGAAGATGGCGATGCGGACTGGCTTATTAAGAACGTGAATGATACATTCGCTCAAAATGTGAAGAGAGGGTTAAAAGAAGACATTCACAAATTCTCGTTCGTTCCAGATATGAGTGATGAGTCGTTCGGTAGCAACCTCTCGGGAATTGCGATTAAGTATAAGCTCCTTGCTTTAGAACAGGTAAGGGGACAAAGGGAGCGCATGTTCCGAAAGGCTCTGACAGACCGGTTAGACTTCATTAATAAGTATGTAGGCATGACAAACAGTGATATCTTTGACCATCGTGATGTGAAGATTCAATTTAATCCGAATTTACCGCCTAACTTATTGGAAGAGGCTGAGCTGGTAGCAAAACTACAGAGTACGTTGCCACAAGAGGTATTATTATCCCTTCTATCCTTTATCCAAGATGTGAAACAAGTCATGGAGATGAAGAAACAAGAGGATGAAGAGGAGTATGACGGATACAGCAATCTTGAAGATGAAAAAGAAGAAGGAGCTGAAGAGGATGAATTCAAAAAGTGATCAAGCTACTGGTGGTTATATCGTGCTTGACGGTTCTTTGGTAGTAGATGCACAGAAGCTAGGGATGGAGACGGCTCAAACTGCTAAAGAAGTAGCGAATGCACTAACTGGAGTCGTCCGAAATGCCGACGATTGAGGAATATTGGATAAAAAGAGCTGAGCAACTCGAAGAAAAGTGGCATAAAGAGGCCAAGAAATTAGAGAAGCGATTACAAGCATCCTATTTACGCGCTTACCGTGAAGTGAATAAAGAGATGCGGCTTTATCTTACGAAAAAGGGCTTTGATTATAACAAGCTTAACGAGGTCTTGAGTAAAGCGGAACGTGAAATACGTAAAAAGGGGTTAACGGACTATCTCGACTATTTGAGTGAGGTAGATTCAGCTATAAAGGATTCGGTGGAACAGGAAATCAAGCAACATATCAATCTAGCGAAGGTCACTCGCTTGGATGCCATCACATCTGAAATGCTTACAAAACTATCAGACCAAGCAATACAGGATGAGAAGGCTATCCGTAAACAAATGACTACAATTTATACCGAAACGTTGTTACGGAGCAAATATGAGTTCCTGAAGCTAGGGATTGAAACACCTGTTTATGTATTAAATGAAAAGATAATCAAAGATATCCTCTCGTATCCTTGGAGCGGAGAGAACTTCTCGAGTCGTATTTGGAACAACAAAAAGAAGTTGTTACAGGTGTTACGAGAAGAATTAACGCAAGGCGTTATCCAAGGGTTGCATGCGGATGAAGTATCGGAACGATTAGCCAAAAAGATGAATGTGGAAATGAAGCATGCGATTACGCTTGTGCATACGGAGTCATCGTACTTTTATAACCAATCCACTTTAGATAGTTTTGGAGAGGCTGAGATTGAAAAGTACAAGCTTCATGTCACGTTTGACCATCGCACATCACCGAAATGTCGAGCGCTAGATACAGGAAAAGTTTATAACTGTGATGATGCAAGTGTAGGTTACAACTATCCTCCATTACATCCAAGGTGTCGTACATTGCCTATACCGTATTTCGAGGGTGTGAGTAGCCCTAAGTATCGTTGGGTAAGAGATAACACGGGTAAGAGTGTGAAAGTGGATGAGCCTGATATGACTTATGCCGAATATAAGAAACAATTTTTGAAGTAGGAGTGAGATAAATGTTGTGGTTATTAGCTTATTTTATTGTGGGTATGGCATATGCTGCATTTGATATGCAACCTGCTTTGCGTGAGATATGGAAAGACGCTGAGGGGGATTCAGGTCAAGAAATGATTGCTATTGTAGTGCCGCTGTTTCTTATTTGCCTCCTAACGCCTGTGTGGCCAGCGTTAGTAACTTTAAAGATTGCTAGTAAATTTCATAAGAAAAATAATTCTTGAAATAGGAGTGGTTGAATCATGACATTCGGACAAGCATTTGAAGAAGTAAAAAAGGGGAAAGGGATGAGATTACCACAATGGAGCGGGGATATTGTTATCCGTGCACAATTCCCTGATGAACATAGCAAAATGACAGCTCCATATCTGTATGTGGAATCTCGTTTTGGTAGGGTTCCATGGAAAGAAACAATGATTGAACTATTTGCTGAAAATTGGGAGGTTGTTGAGTAATGAAAAATAAAATCACTCAAGAAGACATTGATAGCATCGTAGAACGCACTCAATGGACAGTGGAAGAATTTCACGGTAAATGCACAGTAGTTGTTGCTCGGTTGCCGAATGGATTCATTTTAACTGAGTCAAGTGCTTGTGTAGACCCGACTAACTACGATGTGAACATTGGTATGGAATGTTGTAAAAAACGTATTATCGATAAAATTTGGTTGTTAGAAGGATACAGACTGCAATGTCGAATACCTGAGCTTACTAAAATACAAATTAATCTAGATGGTAGAAAGTTAGCTGAAGAGATGTATCCCAATACCCTAGAAGCTTTAAAGAAGGAACGCTTAATTTCAGAGTAAACACTCGTCGTACTGGTGGACGTTAAACACTCGGAATCGACAGCCGACGGGCTATAAATGGAGGTAATAGGATGAAACCAGTAATAGGGAAACATGTAGTAAAGGCGGATTTAACACCAGAGGAAACAGTAGCATATGCGGGGATGTCGTTTGTTCCTAAGTTACGATTAGGAGATTTCCAATATTTTTCTGATGGAGATAATCCGAATCCAGAAGACAACAAAGAAACAGATCATACAAATAACCCAGATGGAACGAATCCAGAAGATAATCCAAATGATCCACCTGAAAAGACATTCACGCAAGCTGATGTGGATGCACTCATTGCAAAAGAGAAGAAGCGCGCGGCGAAAAAAGCACGTGAAGAAGCTGATAAAGAGTATCAGCGCAAAAGTATGACTGATGAGGAACGCAGACAACAGGAGTTAGAAGACCTCAAGAAAGAAAATGAGTCGTATAAAACCAAGGCACGTCGTGCGGAGCTGAAAGACAATGCGACAAGCTTATTACAAGGTGCTGGTGTTCCAGCTCGTTTCGCTAGTCGTTTGATTGGTGAGGATGAGGAAGCGACAGCACAAGCGGTCAATGAGTTTATTGCGGATTGGAATAGCGAAATGTCTACAGCTGTAAAAGGTAAATTAGCTGGACAGACACCGAAAACACCAAAAGTGGAAGATAAAACCGAAGTTGATCCGTTTGAAGCGGCCTTCAACAAAGGTTGGGAAGAATAGGAGATGATGGTATATGCCAATTTATTTAACAGAAAAGTTTGCTGACACGATTGATGAGCGATTTAGTACAGGTGCAATGTCAACGCCAGGTATAAATGATGATTACGACTGGGCTGGTGCGAAAACAATCAAGATTACATCGGTAGAGACAGCGCCACTTGGCGATTATAAGCGTGATGGAAATGAACGTTATGGTAAAGCAAAAGAACTAGCGAACTCTCTTCAAGAGATGACGTTAACGCAAGACAAAGCATTTACATTCACGATTGACAAAATGAATGAAGAAGAAACAAAACTGAAATCCGGTGAAGCACTAGCGCGACAATTACGTGAGGTTGTGATCCCTCATATTGATACGTATCGCTTTGCAAAAATGGTGGAATATGCGGGGGCAGTAGTAGAGGGAACATTAGATACGAAAAATGTGTATAACGCTGTGATTACCGCAACAGAAACATTGGATGAAGCGGAGGTACCAGAAAATCGTGTGCTTTTCGCTACACCAGGAGTAATTAAACATTTAAAAGAATCTGATGGCTATGTGAAGGCTTCTGAATTAGCGCAATCAAAAATTGCGTACAAAGGACAGGTTGCAGAATTGGATGGTATGCCTGTTGTGAAAGTTCCTTCAAAACGCTTAGGTGCAAATTTTATTGTTTGCCATAAGTCTGCGACAGTTGCCCCTATTAAACTGGCTGAATACCGTATCCACTTAGATCCACCTGGTATTTCTGGTTCTTTAGCTGAAGGACGTTTCTACTTCGACGCATTCGTTCTTAACAATAAAAAAGAAGCAATCTATGTTCATAAAAAGAAAGAATCTAGTGGTGGAGACACGAAAACACCAACCAAACCTAAGTCATAGAGGGCTTCGGCTCTCTATCCTCTAAGGAGGTAACACATGATTACGACAAAAGATAACGTAAAGAAAATCCTTCGCATTCAGGACAACAAGCAAGACGAACTCATCGAAATGTTCATCCCCATGGTAGACTCCTTTATCCGCAGATATACAGGAAACGACTTCAAACGTGGCTATCCACCTGACTATGAAATTATCGCTATTAGACTCATAGGTTATCATTTATTTTCTACAGATGAAGACAAGCGAGACGGCGTGAAAAGTGAGCGGTTGGGTTCAAGCAATATCACGTATGCAACGGATGAAGAACAATATCCGAAGCACTTGTTAAAAGGTTTAAGAAAGAGGCTGAGAACATTATGCGATCCAGAGGAAGATTAAAACGAATGATGAAGAGGTTTGGGACTCAGGTAGCGGTGTATCGAAAAGGGAAAAGTTCCGATCCATATAACCGTGGTAAGTATCGAAAAGCATCTTCATTCGAGGGGATTGTAGATGAAACCCTGCAAGGTGGGGATATCGGTATGGCTTATCAAAAGGTGACAGAGGATACAAGCGCTGTGTTGTATTGTGATCCGGCTGATATCCAAAAAGGAGACGTAATCGCCGCGAACAACAAGTATTACAGTGTGAAAAAAGTATCCAATCCAATGAGTGCGGATAGTCATTTGGAAGTAGCGCTGGAAGAAACGGAGATGAAAATCGATGAGCTGTCGGTATGAGTCTCATTTCGATAAGGCTATACGAAAGATGCAGGCGGCGGAGAAACTTGCGGTGAAACGTGGTGCGGAGTATATCAAAGGGAATGCGGCGACCTACTCAAGAAAGAGAAGTGGGGATACGGCAAGAGGATTTCAAACAAAGGTTAGTTTTACTGGGAATATCCCGAAGGGTGTTATCTATAACAACAATGAAAATGCCATCTATGAAGAGTTTGGAACAGGTATTCACGCTGAAAAAGGCGGTAGGAAGACACCTTGGGTGTACAAAGATAAGCGAACAGGTAAGTTCTTTCGAACGCGAGGTAAAAAGGGTACGAAAGCCTTCCGGAACGCTGGTGAGAATCATAAATCAGAGGTAGGACGGATTATGATAGCCGCTATGAAAGGCGGGATGAAATGACAGATTTAATACAATTTATAGATGCGTTTTTAAAAGAAGTATTTGAACCGTATGAAGCGGATGTGTATTACAGGGAAGCCGACAAGGAAGTCATGAAACTCCCTTATGTCGTGTACGAGAGTCAATCTGATGCTGTATCAAGAGTGAGAGAGGATTTTACATTCACGGTTCATATTTGGAGTCATGAAGCGGA